ACTACTATGTCTAGTTTAAAACGTAAGGGTTACCTTACACTAAAATATGCTGGAGTAGAAGCTGATGATATAGCCGCACTTATATGCCAAAACCGAGAAAACATAGGTGTAGATGAGATATGGATGATATCATCAGATAAAGACTGGGATTTACTAGTTGACCCAAAAATAAGTCGTTTTTCGACTGTAACTAGAAAAGAAACAACAGTACATAACTGGGATGAACATTATGATTTTGACCCTGTTTATTTTTTGACTTACAAATGTTTGACAGGAGATAAGGGAGATAATGTTCCAGGAGTTGACGGAGTTGGACCAAAGCGTGCCACTCAGTTAATCGAGCAATACGGAGATGTATTTGATATTATGGCGAGTTTGCCACTTGACGGAAAGTACAAGTATATTCAAAACTTAAATGAGTTTGGAAGTAAAGGACTAGAAGTAGGAGTGCAACTCATGGATTTAACTTATGATGTCGAAGGCGCAGTACTTGGACACGGACAAGAAATTATAGGATTGGTGGAAAATTATGTCAGTGAAGATAGATTATAGTAGAGATTCTCTCTTGGATGAGTTCGCACATGCAACTCTAAAAGATAGATATATGATACCCGGTGAAAATTCACCACAGGAAGCTTTTGCTCGTGCAGCCGAGACATTCGCAGATGATGATGACCATGCTCAACGGTTATATGACTATGTCAGTAACTTATGGTTTATGTTTGCAACTCCTGTATTATCAAATGGAGGTACTCGTAGAGGACTACCCATTAGCTGTTTCTTAAATTATGTTGATGATAGCAGGGAAGGTATTACAGACCATTTTACCGAGAATGCTTTTTTATCATCATTTGGCGGAGGTATCGGAGGCTCATGGAGTGATGTTCGTTCTATAGGAACTAAAACATCTAAAGGTTCAGAGTCAACTGGTGTTATGCCATTTATGAAAGTTGTGGATGCAGAAATGTTGGCATTTAGCCAGGGAGTAACTAGACGGGGTAGTTACGCTTCTTATCTACACATATCACACCCCGAGATAGAGGAGTTTTTAGATGTCAGAAAGCCTACAGGCGGCGATACTAATCGCAAGTGTACTAATCTCCATCATGGTGTTGTTATTTCTGATTCCTTTATGGAGCGAATACACAATGCTGGAAAAATTGATAATTTCGACGATAGCTGGGACCTTGTGGATCCTCACACGAAACGAGTAGTAAAGACAGTAAGTGCGAGAGCCTTATGGGTAAAACTACTTCTTAATAGAATGGAAACAGGCGAACCTTACATTATGTTCGAGAATGCGGTACAAAATGAGTTACCTGACTTCCAGAAAAGAAAAGGATTGAAAGTTCATCATAGTAATTTATGTAGTGAGATTACTCTTGCTACTGATGAAGAAAGAACAGCAGTATGTTGTTTATCTTCTGTAAACTTAGAGTACTATGACGACTGGAAAGACCACCCAGCTTTTATACCAGATTTAATTCGTATGCTTGATAATGTATTATCGGACTTTATCGATAATGCGCCACCCCAATTAGAAAGAGCTAGATTCAGTGCTATGAGGGAGAGAAGTATTGGACTAGGCGCTATGGGATTTCATGCGTACTTACAGAAAAATGGTATACCATTTGAAAGTGCAATGGCAGGTGGTACTAATCTAGAAATGTTTAATTACATCAAAAATAAAGCAGACCAAACTACTAGAGAACTAGCAATAGAAAGAGGAGCATGTCCAGATGATGACACAGCTTCAGTGAGAAATGCTCACCTATTAGCTATAGCTCCTAATGCAAGTTCTAGTATTTTATGCGGTAACACTTCTCCAAGTATTGAACCTTTTAGAGCAAATGCTTATACTCAAAAGACTAAGACTGGAAGTAATCTAGTTAAAAATAAATATCTTGATTTAATTGTCAGAGAAAAGTCAAATAACGAAGATGAGTATGCAGAATACTGGAGAAGTATAGTTGCAAACAAAGGAAGTGTCCAACATCTAGATATACTAGAAGAGTGGGACAAAGATGTATTCAAGACTGCTGTAGAAATTAATCAGTCTTGGGTTATCGAACACGCAGCTGTGAGACAACAATTTATTTGTCAATCACAGTCTGTAAACTTATTCTTTCCTCCAGATGTGAACAAAGCAGATTTGCATAATGTTCATATGTTGGCATGGGCAAAGAATTTAAAAACATTATACTACCTTAGGAGTGAAGCTATCAGTAGAGCTGATAATGTTACTTCTCAGGCTAAAAGAGAGATAATCTTTGAACAACAAGATTGTCTAAGTTGCGAGGGATAAATGAGTAAACTATTAGAAGAACGAGATTATTATAAACCTTTTGACTATCCTTGGGCATTTGAGTTTTACAAAAAACAACAACAAATGCATTGGCTTCCTGATGAAGTACCACTCCAAGATGATATAAAGGATTATAACCAAAAGCTATCAGACGGTGAAAGAATACTTATAGACAATATATTTAAGTTTTTTACACAAGCTGATGTAGATGTATGTTGTGGGTATGCCAAGCATTACCTTCCAACATTCAAGCAACCAGAAGTAAGAATGATGCTAGTAAGCTATGCTGCTATGGAAGCAGTACACCAAGAAGCATACTCATTACTTTTAGAAACATTGGGTAAGTCAGAAGATATGTACCAAGAGTTTTTTGATATACAAGCTATGTCAGAAAAACACGACTATCTAACTGACTTCAATATGGAAACTCCACACGAGATGGCTAAGACCATGGCCGTATATAGTGGATTTACAGAAGGAGTACAACTATTTAGTAGTTTTGCTATACTTCTAAACTATCCAAGACATAACTTGATGAAAGGTATGGGGCAGATAGTTACATGGTCGATAAGAGATGAGTCCCTTCATGTTGAAGGACTATCAAAACTCTTTAGAACTTTTATTGCAGAAAATCCTGATATATGGACAGATAAGCTAAAATATGAGATATATTGTGCGGCAGAACGGGTTGTTGAATTAGAAGATAAATTTATTGATGTTTGTTTCGAGAAAGCAGATATTAAAGATTTAACAGCAAAAGAAGTCAAAGAATATATTCGTTATATTGCGGATAGAAGATTACTAGGACTAGGAATGAAAGGAATATTCCATAGTACTGAAAATCCATTACCATGGATTGATATGCAAGTAAATGCAGTTGAGCATACCAACTTTTTTGAAAACCGTGCTACCGAGTATGCTAAGGCTAGTACACAAGGCAATTGGCAGGATATTTTTAAATGAGTACAATTACAATCGATGGTATCGAACATGATACCGAGTCCTTTAACAAAGACCAGCAGGCGTTGCATCACGCTATAAATTTCTGTGATGTAAAATTAGTAGAACTTGATAATGAAAAGGCTGCTTTACAAACTGCAAGACAGGCTTATGTTAATGATTTAGGTAACAGTTTAAAGGACGACTAGTGGTAATATACATTGGCTATGATTCTGAACAACCCGAGGCATACGAAGTATGTAGGGAAAGTATCTTACGATACAATCGTAGCCATACCATTACACCTTTGATACTTAACGACTTAAAAGATGAAGGATTATACTGGAGACCGTTTCAAAATGAAAGTACAGAATTTGCTTTTACTCGGTTTCTAGTTCCGCATCTTTCTATGTATTCAGGTTTTGCACTTTTCTGTGATAGTGATTTCATGTGGAAGTGTGACCCTGCAGAACTATTCAATTACGCAAAATGTGGTAAGTCCATATATTGCGTTCAACACCCCGCCTTTCTATCTCCCACCACTAAGATGAATGATAAACCAAATCTATCTTATCCAAAGAAATACTGGTCATCACTTATGTTATTTGATAATGCTAAATGTAGACAACTTACCAAAGAGTATGTAAACCAAGCCCCAGCGGGTGCGTTACATGAAATGGATTGGGCGGAATCTATCGGTAGTTTACCTGCGGAATACAACGCCATGGTAAATTACTATCAATTTCCAGAAGCAAAAGCGGTTCATTTTACAGATGGTGGACCGTGGCATGATATACACGATAACCTAGGATACTCTAACGAATGGAAGAAACTTTACACAACCTTACAAACAACAAATCAATAATACTTGTCGGCAATTCTGTCGAAATATTACAACATCAACTTGCTGACTACATCGAAAGTTTCGATACAGTAGTGCGATTTGGAAATGGTATACCTGATGCAACTAATTGGGATAGTATTGGTAAGCGTACTGATATTTGGGTTACTGGGTATTTGAGATATGGTAAAAGAAAAGCGTTCCCGAAAGATTGCGCAGTCTTGTTCAATCGTTCCCGAATACATCTCGGTGATGATGTCGATTCAAGACATCAAATAGATTTTAAATATGTAAATATGTTTTCGGACAAAGAGCTTATGTCACTCTTCAAATTATGTGGATCGGAAGTAGGGAAAACTGTTGGCGCAAGGCCATCGGCAGGTTTCATTGCAATACAATATTTTTTACAGAAAACAAAATTTTCTTCTCTTACATTGGTAGGCTTTGACTTTTTTTCGAAAGCACTTCCAATTATTGCTGGAACGAATAATCCTTATAGTTGGCATATTCCTTTAAACACAGTAACAAGCAATCCCCATTCCCCGAAGGAAAAAGAGATTGTAGTTGATTTATATGAAAGGGGTGTGATTGATTGGAAAATTTTGACCGATTTAGATGAGAGCTATCTAGACCTTTCCTAAGTAGAAACCTCTTTCTACTAACTTTCCTGCTGTTGATTTTTGTTTCGCTGTCTTAGTGAGCAATACATCATTTAATCTAGCGTTTCTAAAATTCATAGGAATCTTATCTATCAATGAAGTATAACAATCCCATGGTACAGCTAGTTGCAGTCCTGTTTGTAAGTATATATACTGAAGTGCTAAGTGTTCATGTTTTACATCTATAGTCCAGGATTTTCTTAACATGACATTATAGTCTAGTAATTCTTTTGCTCCTACTGCATCTAATTCGATAAGTACATCTACCTTTCCATTTACATATAGCGGTGACCATGAGTGCTTGTAAAAAGTAAGTGCTTCAAAGAAAGCACGGTCATTACATGCTATAAGTTTAGTATCTATACGAGGGCGTCTGCCTTGATTTGGTGGTAGCTTTTGGTCAATAAAAAATAAATCTTTATCATGAAACTCAGCGAGTTTGTCATAGTTTAAGATGACCATTGATTTATCTACTAGTGGTATTCTTTGATGTGTTTGGGTTGCTATATTCAATATTCCATAGTAGTTCTTCAAATGACTTTTATCGAATACTAATTCTCTACTTAAAAATGAAAGTGAGCTTTTGAAAAACTCTGCTGGTGGTATGTCTCCTTCATCAATAGGTCTATTGAAGATTCTGTTACCATACCATACGACCATTCTCTTTGCAAGTCCACCTTTATCTTTCCAATGATCTTTTAGATGGAATGTCATTCTAGAGATGTGTTCTTCCCTCCACCAAGATTCGTAGATTTTAATGTTATCAAAATTGTTTATCATCCATTGGACTTCTTTTTCTACCCAATCTTCTTTATGTATAAATAAATGTAAGCGAAACCCTGACTTATCAAGTAGGGAAGCTAAGGTGAAAAATGTCCAATCTTTCTTATATGTTGTTACTAATTCTATCATCCGTTTATTACCTTCATGCCCCAAAAGTTATTTAGGAACATTTCCATTCTTGTCTCTGCATCTTCGTCAAAATTGAATATAATGCCTGAGTTCCTTGCTGAGAATAATTTCATCAGCGATTCTTTTGCATTTGTATTTGCTATCGCAAAGTAAATGCTTTCGTAAGTCAAGAGAGCCTTCTCTCTATCCTCTTTTGTATGTGATACCATACTTAACTGCTTGTCTAACATTAGTGCCATCATTCCCATTTCACTATTCGGCATTGTGGCACAGTGAGTGCAATTTGCAAGAAGTTCAAAACCTCCTTCTTTTGGATCGAGTACGTTCTCATCTCCAAAATCTTTTTTCATCTTTGCTACCCATATTTTCTGAGTAATAGGATGAGGTTTAATTACAAACCCCTCCTCGATTGCTCGTCTTACTCTACCCCAATGAACACACTTACCTTTAGACAATAAGTTACTGCCTGGTAAAAATATTACTTTATCATAATATTTTTGATTTCCTGTTAGAGTATATTTGTTATGAAAGTTGTTAATAATTTTATTACATCTATCATAATCTATTTTTACATCTGGGTTATCAACAATAGATATCATTAACTTATCATTAATTTTTATACTTGGTGTTTTGACCAGTATACCATTACCTAAAAAATCTGTGTATAACCATTTATGAACAGTGTTTAATGTATTAGTGTTAAACCAAATATCATACTGAAAAGGAGAACCACGATACTGTTTAGGTATAATTCTTTCCTTAAATTCTTCTAATCCCTCCAAGTCACTTGTTGGTCTATAACAAGAACCTGACTTCATAAAATGAGTAGGTATATCTCCTAGCGACTCATTTATTGTTAGAGCTTCTAATTTTCCTTTAACTTTGATGCTTGGCATTCTTTAGCTCAAATATTTGTTGCTCTAAGTTTCTCATTCGTTTTTCTTGATGCTCGATACTGTCGTACAGTGCATGCATCATACTTTCCATCTTTCGATTTAGGTATTCAGGTGTAACCTTTTTATCAGTTTCAAATCCGCCTTGTGATTTATCCATTCTAGTTGCTTTCACTCCATTGTGAGCCATCCCAGAAGGAGAATCCGTAGTTGTCAAGGCTTGATACCTCTGTGTCAAACAGAGTACCCGCCTGAGAGGCAGTTGTTCTTTCGTATACAACTGTATTTGTTAGGAACACAGTTGTGGTTAAGTGGTCGGTCGTGACCGTGGTATCAGTAGTTCTATTAGTATTAAATGTTGTAGTTGTAGTTCTATCTGTACCAAAAGTTGTTGTTTTGCTTGTTTCAAATCCTGTAGTAGTATCAAATGCAGTTGTTCTTGAAGTTTCAGTGCTTCTTGACGATGCTGTACTTCTACTTGATGCGGTTACATTATCAGTCTCAAAAGTTGTAGTTGTGGACTTACTTGTACCTGTACTTCTTGTTGTAACAGTTCCTTGAGTAGTTGCAAAAGTAGTAGTAGTAGCTTTACTTGTTTCGGTAGCTCTACTCGATCCTGTCCCTCTATCTGTTAAGAAGGTTGAGGTAGTCTCTCTACTTGACGCAGTACTTCTACTAGAGGCTGTTGTAGTATTTGTATTAAATGTGGTAGTAGTCGCTCTACTTGATGCAGTACCTCTATCGGTTGCGGTAGTAGTGTTTGTATTAAATGTTGTAGTTGTGGACTTACTTGTACCTGTGCTTCTTGTTGTAACAGTTCCCTGTGAAGTAGTAAATGTAGTTGTTGTAGACCTACTCGATGCTGTACTTCTACTAGTTTGTGTAGCTTGTGTAGTATTAAATGTTGTAGTAGTATCTCTACTAGATGCTGTACTCTTACTTGTGGCAGTCGCTTGTGTAGTATTAAATGTTGTAGTTGTATCTT